CCGAGCCATTCCCCACCAATTTTTGCCCACAACTTTGCACCTATTGATGATGATCTTAATTGTATATCTCCATCAGCACCTTCTTGTTTATTTGGAGAACCAAGCCTATTCATATTGGAGGTAACTGGCCTTTTAGCTTTGCCCCATTGTAATCCTCTTGTTCTATCTCTTGCCATTATTTTATTGGTCTTGGTCTGTATAATATTGAAATATCATTTATTTCAACATCAGTTTCACAAGTACCAGTTACTTTAAGTTGGATACTTTTAAGATTAGCTGGATGAGAATTAAGTGTATATATTGCAACATTATGATCTGTAGTGCCAGCATTAGTAAGATATTGATCGCCCCCCTCACTATTTGTCATAGCTTCTGTTGGAGTTGTATCTCCATTAGCCCCATATGTAAAATACATAGCACTTGCATCACCTTTATATGTTACATATATTTTCATTATCTTCTTTGTCTGTGTTGGAGTTCCAAAATCAATATCTTTTGTTTGATAAGTAATTGTAAATGCTGTATTTGGAGCATGATTATAATTTTGTAGATTAGCAGATGCAGTTGTTGTCATGGATAAAAAACCCTTAGAAGTAATTATCATATTTGAAAATCTTCTACCATTTGCATTTATAATTGCTAAATTCAACTCAGTCCATGCTTGAGTTACCATGCTATAAACCCAAGCTCCATCATCATCGTCAGTAGCATCATCTCCAACATTCTTAAGAACTATAATATCTTGTGAACGTGGATCATAACCAATTGAAGGAAATGCTGCATCACTAGTGTTTGAAATTGCTTCAGTTATATTGGAACTTTCTATCCAATTGAATTTACCGCCAGTAAGAGATATAACTTTTGATCCATCATAAATGAATACTCCAAACTTGTTAACAAATATTACTCCAAATGAAGTTGTGAATACTTGACATTGATTGAATACACCACAATCTCTATATATACTTTCAGCAAAAAACTGAGTTGTATTAGGAGAACCAGCAGCAACATTTATTACATATAACCCATTTTCTTTAAATTGTAATATTTGATCTCCAAATGATGCAAGTGCTCTTATTGGAGAACCATCAGAAGAAGGAGAATCATAAGTGTTATACTGTGGAAATAATCCAGGTTTCCCAGGCATTGAACACATCATAGTATCTGGCATATCTCTTCCATTAAATTGAACATTCCCAACATATATAACTCCGTCTGGTCCAGTTGTTACTGCTTTATATTTTAATATAAGTGCAGCTTCACCAGTTATAGCAGTCGAGGTAGCACCATCTTCTGCTGTTGAATCGTCTGATGGGGGATACAATTCCTCTGCGGAATATTGATTTAAAGAAAAATATGTATCTATCTCTGGAGGATCGACAAAAACTAATCTATCAGTATCAAGTAAATCATGTATATTACTTCCATCTATTGTCCATTGTGTAAATGTAGTATCAAGAGCACCTCTCACACCATCCTTCAAAGAAAATTCTGCTAATAAATATCTCTCTTTTGTATCTTCCTTTTTAAAATATATACGTCCACCTTCAATTCTCTTGTCACCACCAAGAGGAGCAGAATTTGTATGCGTAAGACTTGGATTTAATCTTAAAGTATTATTTGTAAATTCATCTTGTCCTATTGGAGTTAATTGTGTTTCACATCTACCATCAAAAAGCCATGATACATAAAAAAGATAATCTCCATTCCAAGTACCAGTATCAACATTTCCGATATTAACTTCTAATGATCCATTAGTAGAAGAAGCAACATCAGTATTACCACTTTGTATTGTAACTTGACCAGCTGGAGCAGCATTTTCATTATCTGAAGTAGGAGCATTAATAAGAGGAAGACCAGTAGCAGAACTCCATCCAACAACAGTCTCATTTTTATCATCTCTATCAACATATATCCTTGCTTTACGTGGATTTAAAAAACTTGCATCAGCTACATATACCCCATTTCCACTTGCATAAATTATAGGTGCTTCACCGCCAGTATTGCTAGTTTCCATATCAATGAAACCAGTATCAGTACCACCACCTGCACTATGTGCATCTATCTCTCCACCATCACCTACAAGAGTGATGACTTCACTGCCAGCATTACCATCTTGATCTGCTGGAGCTGTGAATTGAAATAAACCAAATCCAGGAAGACAATTATTACCCCTAGCTGCAAATGTAATACTATTTTCTGTATAATAAGCATTTCCACATAATTTTATTCTTCCAATTTCATTGAATGATACATTGATAGCTTCTTGACATTCAATAGCACTTATGTCACGTGGAGATGATCTTTGGTTTATACCTCCATGGAATTGAGATATTTGATGCAACCTTTTTCTACCTCCAGCTACTGGTGGAAGTGGTTGAAAACCACCAGGAACTGCCTGCCAATTAGTAACACCACTATAAGAAACAGTACCAAGATTAGAAATTTCGGTCACAGATTCTAAAGAATTTGGAATTGTAGGTTGATTAAGTTCTGCTAAAATAGCTGAACCTTCATCACCAGCTAAACCAGAAGTATCAACACCAGCCACTTCTTCCATAGCTTCTTCTACTTCAAAATCAAGATCAGCTCCCTCTCCAAAAGTAGCTCCAGAAAGCAATTGCTGAATAGCACTGGCTATCGTAGTTAATCCATATGCATTGGCAAGATCAAGATCCGCTTGGGTAATGTTTCCATCACCATTTAAATCCCACATGCCTAATTCTGCTGGTGTCCAATCTCCTACTGGCATTATAGGCTCTTTATGACTTTCTTTATTTTAGCCCAAGCTTTATCATCCTTTTTAGATTTAGTTGCCTTAACAGCCAAATCGCCTACAACCATAAGAACTCCTAACAGACCATGCTTTTTTATCAATCCACGAAGTAACAGTTTTATCATTATTTGCCTACTAATTTATAGATTGCTTTTTTAACTGAAGTCCATATCAAGTCATCCCAGGGACTAGGACTAAGGGCTACTACTTTGTCAACAGCAAAAAGACCTATTAGTATATATTCCCAGTTATTTGATAAAAGTTCTAACATTATTTTAACTCCTTATTTATTTTAATTATAAGATAAACTAATGTGGCAATACCCACACATAATGATACTATTTCTGGCAGCCACCCACTAACTGATAACCACCACCCACTTACACCTGCTCCTGTCGTTTTCAACGTGTCTATTATTGAGTCCATTTAAAATCCTAAAAGCTCCATTAATTTTCTTGTTATACTTCTTTGTGGAGCAAGCCTTTCCATACCAGCTTCACGTGAAAGTGTGTCTGCGAATGTTGGATCTTGCTCAATAGCTGATCTAAGCATATTTGCACTCCATGCACGTCTTTCATCTGTTGGAAGACCCCTTATATTTCTATGTATATATCTTGGATCACCTCCTCTTGTCATAGCTTGATACAATACATCTTCTGATTCACCTCTTTGCATATTTGCAATAGCTTGTAATGTATGTGCTATAATCTCATCAGCGTCTTTTGATTTTTCTCCAAATACCTCTGCTATTGATTGTTCTGTCATATTATTTCCCTGTTATAAGTTCACCCCATAATGAGGTTTTGCCATTAATTATTTGTATTACATGCACAGTGAAAAAGCCTTTGTCGTAGAAATCAACGATTGCAAAGGCATGACTCCAATTGTGCATCCTTCCTTGTAGAAATTCATTCTTCTCATTCTTCATGTCCTTCAGACATCCTATACTCCACGCTGACTTCACTCCATCCAAATGGGTTACTGACGATTGCTGAATATCGTGGTGATGACCATACATGACATTTGTTCCAAGCCTCATTAAATGATTCCTCGTATGACTTATCCCAGCAAAATGGTGTCCATGATAAAGAGCTAGTTTCCCAATCTTCATGTAGTGTCCCGCTGGATGATATATATAACCTCTTTCGTCTAGCTTTACACATTCTCTGAACCTATATCCTTTCAAGTATGGATGCTCATCAACAAATCTATTCATCCAATCATCATGATTGCCTTCTATCATATGCTTCTCTTTGCAGTTTACTTTGTCAAGAGATTCATCTATTATGTCCATCCCTTTGTTTACCGCTTTTATATCTTCATCAATAAAGGGAGTTTGATATTCAAGTGGAGGTCTTTTCTTCTTTTTCCATTGCCAATGTGAAGCACCTTCCCATTCCCCTACATCTCCAAGATCAACATATATATCTGGCTTTACTATTTCTATTGCTTGTGTTAAGCAACTTATTGCTTTCTTATCCGCTAATGGAAAGTGCTTGTCTGGAGTTATTATTGCACGTTTAACTGTTGATTTTGCCATATATGCGTTATTACACTACACGCTCTCCTATTTATTTTTAAGTTCTTCTACTTGTGCTGAAAGCTCTTGTACTGCTTTGATAAGTGGCATAACAAAAGCTTCAAATGAAACTCTCTGCCTTCCATCCTCACTATCACTCCAACCTTGGAATGTATCTACTCCAGCTTTATCTAAAGCTTCTTTAACTTCTTGAGCTATGAATCCATGAATAACTTTATCTCCACCCATAGGCTCTTTATCATCAGCATCATATGCTGTCCATTCTTCTGGAAATTCACTCGGAGATTTATGTTTATATGTTCTTGTTTTTAAATCTTTAATAAAACTTAGCCCAAGTACATCATCTTCAATATCTTTCTTTTGTCTTACATCAGATGAATGATTCCATGTAGCATCAGAATTAAAGTCATTTTCAATATGACTACTGTTATTACCAATGAAAACTGCATTACTTTTATCTGTAGCAGTTAAATTATTTCCAATAACAACTTGATTATCTGCCGTATCGTCATATGCTACACAATTATAACCTATACAAGTATTTTCAGTACCAGCTTCAGTTGTTTGTCCTGCACGAGCACCAATCATTGTATTAAAAGCAGCAGCACCCTCAAGTTCTAATCCAGCTTGATAACCTAATGCGGTATTCATATTTCCTGACAAAGGTGTCCCAGTTATACCAAGACCAGCATTAGAACCTACAAAAGTATTATTTGTGCCAGTAGAAATAAATTTTCCTGCCAAATACCCCAAGCCAGTATTATCACCATGACCAGCTGAATCAGCTTCAAATGTATAAAGTGCATCCTGCCCTACTGCTGTATTAGCTGACCCATCTATATTTGTAACTAAAGCATCGTACCCTACAACTGTATTACTGGCTCCAGTTGTTACTGCCAACCCTGCTTGATACCCTACAGCCGTATTCTTTGAACCAGTTTGAAGAGCTGTAAGAGCTGCATAACCCACAGCAACAGTTCCATTTATACCTGTAGTATTAGAGCTATTTCCTAAAAGAGCATTAACTCCAATTGCAACACAACCATCAACAACAGTTGCAGTTTTAACAGATTTCATTGCACCAGTCCCGATAGCTACATTATTTAATGCTGTAGTCGCTGTTGAAAGGGCTTCGCTACCTAGTATAGTATTACTTACACCAGTAGTTAACTCTGTACCAGCCTTATATCCTACTGCAGCTGAACCATTAGCAGCACCAGTATTTAAATCTTGAAGAGCAAAAGCTCCTAATGCTACAGCACCATCACCATTAGAATCGGTTACTTTTGATAAAGCAAAAACACCAACTGAAACAGTATCATCAACATCAACTAAAGCAAGTGAGGCAGATTTTCCAACAGCAACATTATTTCCACCAGTTGTAGCAACATTTAATGCTGCTTTTCCAACAGCAACATTACCATCACCAGTTGAAATAACATTTCCTGCACCATATCCAATAGCAGTATTCTCTAAAGCACCATTCATATCTCCAATCATAGTACCAGACCCAACTGCTGTATTATAATTAGATACAGCTGTTACCCAATCTCCAGAGCCAGACGCATGACCAATAAATGTATTATCAACAGATTCATCTCCATTTGCATCTAAAGCACCACTAAGAGCTGCATATCCAACTGCTGTATTCCTACCGCCCTCATTCAAATCAAGTCCCGATTGATAACCCAAAAGTGTGTTTTGTACTCCTGTAGTTAGAGCTAATCCAGATTGATACCCAACAGCTGTATTCCCAGCACCAGATAAAAGTCCTGCAAGTGCATAATATCCAACGGCAGTTGTACCAGACGCATTTGCGTGATTTGCAGCAGTCATTGAATTAAATCCAAGTGCTGTACAACCCCAAACTCCAGCAGTTCCGACATCATCCAATACATAATTTCCTATTGCTATGTTCCCATCTATGTCAGCGTGATTTGCAGTCTCCAATGCCTCAAAACCAATGGCGATGTTATCCCTTCCGTCAGCGTTTAATGTCTTTATAGCATAATTTCCTATAGCCATATTTCTTGCAGCATTATCAGTTGCCAGTGCAGTTAAGGCTTCATAACCAATAGCAATACTGTCATCTGTGCCAATTATGGCATCAGCAGCCGATTTACCAATAGCTAAATTGCGAACACCACTTGTATTAGCCAATAATGCTGAATGACCGATTGCGGTGTTACCTGCTGCAGTATTTACTTTCAATGCTTGATAACCAACTGCTGTATTACTACCAACAGTTGTGATGGTATATAAAGCTTGTTTACCTATCCCTACGTTTTCACTGCCAGATGTAACATTAGCTAAAGACTCTGTTCCAATCCCCGTATTTCCTGAACCACCTTGGAGGTCTAACAGGGAATCTTTACCAATTGCCACGTTTTCATCACCAGTTGAAATAACATTTCCTGCTTGATATCCAATAACAGTATTATTTAAAGCACCATTCTGAGCACCAGTCATAGAGCCAGACCCAATTGCCGTATTTCCCGTTGAAGCAGCAGTTACCCATGTACCGCCACCAGAACCATAACCAATAAAAATATTATCAAGATTTGCGAGAGTATGACCATCGTCATAAGCATTAAACCCAATAGCTATATTTCTATCACCTACGCTATTTTCATGCCCAGCATTTTCACCAATAAATACATTATAATTACCACCAGAGGCTAAATCATCACCAGCTAATTTCCCAAATACTGTATTTGAAGTACCTAAATCATTATTTGATAGGCTGATGCGGGAGTTGTCATCGATTATCATACGAGTATTACCAGCCCCAGCCTCAAGCTTCAATACACCACCTGTTTGAGAAGCACCAACAGTAAATACTCCTGTACTTTGCGTATTAGTAATTCTTGCAGCTTGAGTATCTGATGGACACCCAAACATAATTGCACCAGTTTGGGCATCTGCCGTTAATATAGAGATTCCAGTAGCACCACTACCCTCTACCACTAATTCATCCGCATTAGCATGAGCAGTTACAGAACCAGCGGTTGCAGAATGGATATGTAATCCTGCACCATCAGGAGAATCAATCCCTATACCAATATTTTGACTTGCATCTATAGTCAATGCATTTGTACCATTACCACTTCTTAATGTTAATATACCAGAACCATGTTGAGTACCTAATTTCATTGTTTTGGTGTTATACTCGTAGTGCATATTTGCACCATTTGGGTCAGACGCAGAACCAAATACTATTGAAGATGTATGACCTGAGGATTCCCCCGCAAAAATATGCATTCCTGCATCTACAGCATTTCTAATTACAAGCTCATTCGCATCTGCATCTGTAGTACCAGAAACAGTACCATCTCCACCTATTATTAGCACTTCACCAGTTATTGTTGAATCAAGCGATAATGAACCATCTCCTTCTACAACGAAATCACCTTCTACTGTTAAGTCACCACTTATTGTCCCACCAGAACTTAAAAATCCTGTTGTTTGTAATATTTTACTTAACATATTATACCTCTACTATTCTTACTGCGTGAGCAGTTGTAGATGTAGAGTTGAAATTAAATCTAAGTGTGTCGCTAGTAGAACTTCTTTTGCCTATTGGAACTGCAATACTCGTTAAAGCACCCCCAGGAAGAATTAAATCTATATCAGCATCAATATCTAAATCTGAAGTTGCAAAGTTAAAATAAACATTACCAGCTGCATAAAGAAGTAGTTGGTGAGTATCAATTGCTAAATCAAAGTGTTTTGTATTTGTAACATCTGCACTTGAGCCAGCAGTAATTTGAGCTCCAGAGCTACCTCCTAAGCCACCCGAAGATGCATCCGCTACTGAAAATTTTCCAGCAGCTGTAGTATTTAGAGCTTCATGTGTTCTAAATTTTTGTAATTGGGCCATCTTATTCTCCTATTGTTATGATCTGCCGTGCGGGGCGAGAATGCTCCCTATACAGATCTATTCGTTAATTAATTTTACTTTCCCCTCAATAAGCTTATGTTT